AGGAATGGGAAATCCGCGGCGAAGTATTGGAATCCCATGCGCTGGAAAGCCGCAGGGAAGTTTACGACGCAGAACTGCCGAACGGCGTTTGCGTTCTGACAATGGGCGTTGACGTTCAAGATAACCGTTTGGCTTATGAAGTGGTCGGATGGGGATTGGGTTTTGAAAGCTGGGGAATTGAGTACGGAGAAATATTCGGCGACCCGCGGCTCGGTGAAGTTTGGAACCGGCTCAGTGATTTATTGTCCCGGGCGTGGTCTTATAAAAACGGAAAGCGTATCAGAATAAGCCGTGTCGCCGTTGATACTGGCGGACACATGACGACTGAGACGTATAATTATTGCAAAGCCAAAATGTCGCGCGGCGTTTTCCCGATTAAAGGACAGGGCGGCGATAAGCTGCCGTTGATAAGGCCGTCGCAGAAAGCCAGAGAAAAAGGATTGTTCATTGTCGGAGTTGACAGTATCAAATATGATTGGATGTCGTGGTTGAAGGTAGCGGAACCGGGAGATAAGTATTGCCATTTCCCGAAGGATAAAGACGACATTCCGGCGCGAGGTTATGACACGACATATTTTCAAATGCTCACCGTTGAAAAGAGGGTCGTGGTAAAAAATAAAAAAGGCTTTTCGGTTTACGAATGGCACAAGGACGCAGGGGCAAGGAATGAGAGTTTTGACTGCCGTGTGTACGCGAGGGCTGCCCTGCGGATTATGTCATCAAATGACGAATTGCTGTTGAAGAAAATCCACATGAAAGAACCGTGGTCTGAACAGCCGGAAGAAAATAAAGCGGTAAATGTCGCCGCTGCTGATATAAGCAGACCGAAAAAAAAGACGAGTAAAAACCAAAGAGCCAGGGCGCAAGGCATAAACCTGTAGGGAGGGGATATGGAATTGACCGATGGAGACCTTGAAATTATCAGGAATGTGGTCCGCGATGTGGACTTTGGCAGCGTTACGATAAATATATCTGCCAGTTCAAACAAACTTGACCTGAGCATTCAGAAGCGTCTCAGATTTGAAGATGAAAAAGCCGTTGTAACCATGGGCGTTGACGTTCAGAAGGGGAAAACGGTATGCGCGGTAAAAAAGCACAGCGCGGGGAAAGCCAATAAACCTGTAAAATAATTCTTGACAGGTTTGCCCGATAACGCTATAGTCTGATTTATAGTTTAATTTTCGGCTGACCGAAAACGCGGAAGCCCGTAGAGACTGAGAGAGGAATCTCCTCTTTTAGTCCCTGCGGGCTTTTTTTTATGCCCGGAGGGGAACGATGGCGAAAGTAAGAAATTCTGAGAAATTATCTGAAAAGAAAAGCGAACTCAAAGATGTCAATGCGGCAATAAAAATGATTTTGGGCGGCGCTCAGTCTTACTCTATCGGTTCCCGAAGCCTTACCAGAGCGAACCTTTCGGAATTACGGAAATGGAAAAAAGAATTGGAAGCTGAAATCGCGGCGCTGTCCGGTGGAAGCGGTAGGTTCCGCAGAGTGGTAACGGTTGGATAGGGAGTAAATGAAAAAGGTAACAATTCTTGATCAATACGGAAAACCAATTTCAAGAAAAGCCAACAGGGTATTGGCTTCCGGCTATTCTTCCGCAGCGGCTTCATTAACAAAACCAGTTTTCAAAGGTTGGGATTGGCAGGGAGCCGACCCCGATTCTGATATTGTCCAGCACTTGCCCATTATACGACAACGCTCAAGGCAGTTGTCGATGGAAGCGCCGGTTGTCGCCGGACTGTATAAAACATTAACGACCAATGTAGTAGGCGATGGCTTGCGGCCGGAACCTGTTCCCGATGTTGAATTTTTGAAGATGACACCCGATGCCGCGAAATTATGGAAGTCTCAAGTTTTGCGTTATTGGGAAACATTCGCGGAATCTCCGAATTGCGATTGCGCGCGCAGGGATAATTTTTACGAGCTGACAAGGCTTGTATTCAGGTCGCAGAACGAAAGCGGCGATTGTTTCGTAACCATGCCGCGGTTTGAACGGCGTAACGCTCCGTTCAGTTTGAAGATACAAGTCATTGAAGCGGATTGCGTGGCAACGCCGGAAGGGCAGCAGAGAGTTGAACATGAAATGTTAGGCAACGATGTTTTGGGCGGCGTTGAAATATCCGAATACGGTCATGTGGTCGGATACTGGTTCTATACCGGGCCGCATAAAAACGCGACATACAGGCGGAACTGGCGCGGCGCTGAACAGCCGCGATGGATTTTTATTCCGGCTTACGGCGCGGAAACCGGATTGCCGAATGTCCTTCACCTTACCGAAACTTTGCGCCCGGGACAGCGGCGCGGTATTCCTTTAATCGCTCCCATTATTGAACTCTGCCTTACTCTTGACCGTTATCTGAAAGCGGAAACGGTCGCGGCGCAGATACAGGCGTTATTCACTTTGGTCATTACTTCCGAAACGCCGGACGCGATGGCCGGCGAAATGGAAGCTCTTGAGGGCGATGACGCGACAGACGGCGATGAAAACTTAATCGCCCTTGGAAATGGAATTGTCCAGTATGCGCGCCCGGGGGAAAAAGTGGAAGCGGTTAATCCTTCAAGGCCGACTACTTCATTCGCTCCGTTTGTTGACAATGTTATTCAACTCATGGGGCCGACAGCCGGTATGCCTTACGAGATGTTAATTCAAAAGTTTCAATCTTCTTACAGCGCGAGCCGCGCCGCGATAAACATGGCAAGCACTCAATTCAAAATACTGCGTTCAAGCCTTATCAATGATTTCTGCCAGCCGATTTACGAAGCGTTCATGGATGAAGCTGTCGCAAGAGGTTGGGTATTCGCTCCGGGATATTTTGACAATCCGATTATGCGCCGGGCGTATACCAGGGCGAAATGGAACGGTCCCGGATTGCCGCAGGTGGATATGTTGAAAGAAGTTCAAGCATGGGAAAAACAGGTGTCATTAGGTTTTGCAACGGCGGGACAGGCGACATCTGAATTGAACGGCGGCGATTACATGGAAAACCTGAGCATTCGTTCAAGAGAAATCGCGGCGGCAACAGCCGCTGGTTTGTCGAAAGCCGCGGCAACAGGTATGACGGCGACTGCCGGCGCAATATCGGCGGCTGGTGATGGAAGTACGGAGGGAGGTATTCAGAATGGCTAAAATAACGAAAATGCCAAAGCCAAAATTTTACGCAATGAATGTTATACGCGCGCAAAACGGCATTGGAAATATCGGGCGCTTAGATATTTACGGCGATATAGACAGCGCGCAATTTTGGGGTGATGAAACAACACCCGGAACTTTCGCCAAAGAATTAAGTATGTTGGGAAAAATAAATGAAATTGAAATTCATATTTTTTCAAACGGCGGCGATATGTTCGCTTCATTGGCGATATACGACATTTTGAAAAGCAGACCCGAAAGAAAAACTGCGTATGTCGAAGGTTGCGCCGCTTCCGGTGGAACGATTATCATTTGCGCCTGCGATACGGTTTATATGTCTTATGCGTCAATGCTTTTCGTTCATCTTGCGATGTCTAGTTCCGGATATGTCAACGAAAACGGAGCAAGGCAGTTTTTAAGCGATTTGGAAAAGTATAAAGAACCGATGATTGCCGCTTATGAATACAAAACAAAAAAAACAAGGGAAGAAATTATTGCTCTTATGAACGGCAATGATGGGAATGGCGTATGGCTCACCGCAGATGAAGCGATAGCCTTTGGGCTTGCCAATGCCATTACGCCGGACGCGAAACTTCCGCTTGAAGCCGCCGCGAGTATCGCGCCCGGCATTTACAACTACAAGGGGCGAAAGATTGATTTCACAATGTTCAACATGGCAGCGGTAAAAACTGCCGGAAAAATAATCTCTAAGAGAGAGGGAGGAAATTCTATGGGTATTTTCAGCAAGAAGAAAAACCCGGCTGCCAATGTCCAGCCAAAGCCAAAAGCGGAAATTGTATTTACTGAAACCGTCTGCCCGAGTTGCGGCGGCGCGGTAAATCTCAACACCGAAACTGGCGAGGTTATTGTCGGACAGACCGAAGGGCAGCCAGCGGAAGGGCAAGCGCCCGGGGCGAAAGCCTTTGCGCGCAGAATGCCAAGCAACGTAATGGCGGCACTGTTCACCGTAAAGTGTCCGCATTGCGGTTCGGATTACATTTGGGACACTGATGCGAATCAGGACGGTTCCGAAGGTACAGAAACACAGGAAGCGGTTCCGTTAGGCGAAACAAACGGACAGGGAACAAAACCGGCTGCTCCGGCTCCGGCTCAAGCCCCTGCCCAAGCCCCTGCGCCGGGAACTCCGGCTGCTCCGGGAACTCCGGGAGCGCGATTGCCCGCGAAACCAAACGCGAAACTTCCGGCAAAGCCGAAAGCCGAACTTGCGATGGCTGTCTGCCCGGGATGCGGCGGTGAGTTTAATTACGATACCGCGACAGCGCAGACCGGGACGGATACCGCGGGGACGGAAGGCTATGTCCTGACTTGCCCCGATTGCAGCACGCAGTTCGTTGAGCCGCTTGTAGCCGCTTCACCGGAAGCGATTCCTGTCGGCGCGAACGCCCAGGCCGCTTATCGCATGGGCGTTAAAGCGGAACGCGAAAGGATGCTCGCGCTTGACGAA